CCACGATTTCCCATGTAGCCATGGGCGCTACAAACTTCACCATGTGGTCCTCCCTCAGCTCCTGCTATCCCGCCGGATGCTCAAAATCTGGTCGTTGTCTCCGAAGCTCCGTTCCTGCAGGTTCTCGATGTCGTAAATCAGGAACGCAAGAATCAGAGCTTCCCGTGTGCAGCGCTTCCGCTCCCGGAACGTGTACGGCGTCTTGGCTTTTAACAGCCGCTCCGCCACATCGTCCACAATGTCCAGCGTGGTGGTGTAGGTCTGCGGAGCCGCCGGACCGCGGCCATGCGAGGTGTACTCAACAAGAAGTCTCATTCGTCCTTATCCTCCTCTCCCTCGGTAACGCTGTCCGTCTGGACGCTCCCGTAGGTGTAGCCGTTATCGTTGCGGATGTAGACGGGCTGGTCTTTGTCGTACTCGCTCAGGATGTCAATCAGCTCCCCCACCGTCATGGTGTCGTAGCACTGGCTGGGCAAGTACCCATCCCGGCGGCTGTCAATGTAAACATTCGTCATGGCTCAAACCTCCCTCCGAACATCCAGCAGCTCCATGCTGCCGTAAACGCAGTGTTCGGTGATCTCACGTGCTCTCTTGCGAGCGGATGCAATGGACACAGCCGTAATCTTGCGGGTGGTCTCATAACCGCCGCTCTTGAACTGGGGGTTGTGGCGGAAATAGGTTGCGATGTAAGACTTCATGTTCATAACTCAGACCTCCTTGACTTCAACCGTCTTGATGCTGCCGCTGGCGTACTTCCGACCACGGATGCACTCGCAAGCATTGCACAGGCGCTCTGTCTGATCTTTGAGAATGAGCACCTTGGTCTTGGGGAGCTTTGCCGGGGCGTTGAATGCTGCATCGAGCATTTCTGCCCGCTCGTCATCGACCATGACGGTCATGCAGGCTTCGCCCTGCTCACCATCCATCCAGCCATCATAGGTAAAAGTGATGTTTTTCATGATGTTGTCCTTTCTATCCAACAAGTGTTTCATTCATTTGTTGGATATATTATAATCCTGAGTTCTTTGGATTTCAACGCAAAAAATCAAAAGTTCTTTGGATTCTATCTTTTGCACAGATTGGAGGTGATTTCATTGTTCACTTCTTCCCAAGTTGCTGAACGTATCAAAAAAACTGCTCATGACCAAGGATTTCTCGTCAAAGACATCCTTGTGACCTGCCAGTTGAACAAGAACACCCTGTCGTCGATGAAATCTGGCGGCTACTTTCCCCGGATAGAGGCTATTGTTGCGATTGCAGAGCGTCTGGGCTGTTCCGTTGACTACCTGCTTGGCCGCACCGACGACCCCATTCTTCATCAGTTGGATTCGTCGTCGGCTATATAACGCGCGCCCGCGCGTGATGAAGACGATAGTCTTCATACATAATCATTAACATTAACATTTACATTAACAGCTTGTTTTGTTTGTTTTGCTTATCAAATCAAGCATTTGGTTGTTTTGCTTGTTTTCGCATGCTTCTCGAAAAAAAGCGGGGCCATTAAGCCCCGCCAGAAACCACCTTGGAAATGACCAGCCGCCCTGCGAAGTACTTAAACTTCTCCGGCGAATGGAATAGCTTCTCAAAATATGCTGCATCCTCTTCCCGCAGATCCGTGAAGTCCTCTTCATCGACTCCCACCACGAAGAACGTGCCAACAATGATGTCGTAAGGCTTGCCGTCCCTGTACAGGGCCCGGTTCGGTTTGAGGCCCATGTACTTGCCCTCTTCGTTGCAGACCAAACCCACCGGGCGGTGCGGGTCCGGGTAGACCACCTGAATGTAGCCGCCCACGGCGTCTTGCAGGGTTGCAAGCTCGTTGTGAATATCAATGCGTTCCGGGGCCTTTCCCGGCTCAATCTTCAGCGCTTTCATGGTTCAAATCTCCTTTCCGGCCGACAGCAGCTCACCATTCCATGCAACACAGAACGGATACGAATCTACCTCTGCGCTGCGGAGCCAGCCGCCCTGCACAGCCATCATCGCTTCTACCCGGTACGATTGCCGAGTGCGACTCCCCTTGATGTTCTTGTACAGCGCTCCGCCGTGAGACTTCTTGAAAGCCTTGGCCTCCTCTTCGGTTCTGAAAAACTTGTTGCAATACATAGTCAAACCTCCTTGTTGTTGAGCTGATATGCTTTGCCGCGATAATTGATGATGTGCCGATGGTCAGGCGTGCGGAACACTTCAATGCGCTTCTTGTCCACGTTCTTGATGCCAAGCTTCCGGCGAATGAACCGCACCGCAATTTTGATGGTTTCAGCGTTGGTCATGTCCTCAGCCTTGCGGCTCGGCCTCTGCGCATAGCGGCTCATACGGACTTTGCTGACCGCTTCGGCGTCAGCTTCCGTCCCATAGAACTTGTCGGGATCTCCGTAGCCGCTCACCTCGTAGAACCGCTGGCTGCTGACTTGTTCCAAGCGTCCGTTCCAAATCGTGTTGACGCAATAGGCCACATCTGGCCGAACGCCCTCTTTCTCGGCCACGCGGCCAACGAACAGCTCAACGCCCTGCTTATCCCACTCCTTGGAAAAAGTACGGGCCACAATGCGGATGATCTCAGTTCCGTTGGTCAAATCGACCTTGGCCAGTTCACCTTGGCTCCCATTCATGCTTGCGGTGTTGAAGCGATACCCCCGCGCTAAGTACTTGTTCACCTCTGTCGTGAACATCTTGTTGATGTCTGAATACTTCATGGCCATCCCCCTTATCTAACAATCGTATAACCAGCATACTTGAAGTTCTTCACGAGCTCTGCCGCCTTTGCCAGATGCTCAGCGAGTTCTGCGGCCCGTGCTGCATCCATTGTTGCCCAGTCCATCGAAATAGTGATTTTAACTTTTTCACCAAACACCAAGCGGATTTCAATGGCTTCATCCAGCTCTGCGACTTGCCCTGTCAGCTCTCGCATTGCTTTGCTAAGTACTTTGTACGTTACCATTTTCATATTTTTCGACCTCCGTTGTTGTTCATGCAGTCCAACAAATGTTTGACTGTGATTATATAATAATCCAACACCTGTTAGACGACAAGACCGCAAATCTAACAAGTGTTGGATTTCAGCGTATTACACAAGATTTTAGAAAGAAAGCTGGTAAAAAGGATGACGATTACTGTCCAACGCATTGTCGATTTGATGGAACATTACGGTTCATCGGGCGCTTTTATGTCGCGCCTGTGCGGGAAAAGTAGAACCCTTGTTGCAAGCTGGCAAGCGGGAAAATCTGTTCCTACCGCTTCGGACATCGCCACTATTGCCGCCCGCTATGGCGTGTCTGAAGCATATCTCCGGGGAGAGGTAGATTTCCCGGAATCTAATCTTTCCGCTTTGCAGAGGCGGCTCATGGACTCCACGCACGATCTGACAGATGATGAAATGCGCAAGGTAATAGAGTACGTCCGTTTCGTCAAATTCCTGCGCGAATAGCAAAAGGACAGGCTCCCAAAGAGGGCCTGTCCGCGCCATTGGTGCTCGTTACTGCTGTTTCAGCGTTTCGATGTACTCAAGCACCTGCTTGACCTGTTCCGGGGTTAAATCCTTGATTTCTTCCCGAAGAACTTCATCAAGCACATTTCCATGTCTGGAGCGCTCATCCGACGCAGGCATCTTATCACTCCTTCCCGGCGCAAGCGCACCATTGGAAAGAGTAAGACAGCTTACAGACAGATTCCAGCCATTTACCGAAATCCGTGAATAAATAACAGAAAGGGTTGTGAGGTTATGGGATTCAGATACAGAAAAAGCATTCGTCTTGGCGGCGGCTTTCGCATCAATATTTCAGGAAATGGAGTTGGGTATTCGTGGGGCGTTCCTGGATACCGAATAACCAAAACGGCCAACGGAAAAATCAGGCAAACAGCATCCATCCCCGGAACCGGAATCAGCTATGTTTCAGAGGAATCTATCCGCAGCGCCGAGACTTTAAGTTCTTCTGCACAGCCTCCAGCATTTGAAACGGAGGTCATACAGTCCACTGACCGGAACAGCTACAAGGACGCCGATTTTGCGGCGCTTATAAACCAAATCCGCTTAGTCCGTTTTCTCAACAAAGCGTTCTTTATGATCGGCACTGTCAGCCTTTTGGCTTTCATCGTTCTTCACACGCCACAGCGGCTCCTGCTAACCATCCTCTCTTTCGCTGCATTCTTGTTTGTTCATTATAAGGCCAAAGTGAATTTGGAATACGATTTCTCTGATGAACAACGTGCCGCTTATGAGGCTTGGTATCACGCATGGCGAAAGCTATTCGCTTGCGATGCCGCATGGTATGTCACGGAGATAGAAAAGGGACACAACACTAAAACAAATGCAGGAGCTAGCGAAGCAACTCTCCCCAAAAAGCTCCTTGGAATGCCGAAGCTCCCCTATTACCTCAGCACCAATGTTCCATATTTTTCTGCGGCTCTGTCAAAAAAGGAATCGTTCTATATTCTCCCCGATAAGATATTCTATCTTCATGACAGAAAGCTGAGCGCCTACGATGCAGACGAAGTCAATTACCGCGCCGACATCATTCATCCCATAATGGACTCAACGGAAATGGAAATCCCGGCGGACGCTAAGATTGTCGGCAAAACATGGCTCAAGGTAAATGCGGACGGATCCCGTGACAAGCGTTATAAAAACAATCACCAGTGCTCCATCTGTGAATGTGGCAGGCTTCGCGTTTCTTCTCCTGCCGGCTTGAACCTGTGTCTCATGCTTAGCAATTCGGAGCATATCGACGATTTCAATTCTATCATCGCCAAATAAAAAAGACCCCGGCCATTATAAAAATGGTCGGGGATTTCTAAACACGTCAGGAGGTATATTCTAATGCCCAGCTATAAAGACGAAAAACTTGGCACCTGGTACTGCCAATTTTATTACACCGACTTCACGGGCGTTAAGAAGCAAAAGCGTAAACGCGGCTTCAAAACTCGGCGTGAAGCATTGGAGTGGGAGCGAGAATTTCAACTCAAAAAATCCAAGAACTGTGACATGACATTGTCCAGCTTTGTTGAACTATATTTTGCCGATATGAAAGGCCGGCTCCGTGATTCCACGATTGATAATAAACGGCAAATTTTTGAAACAAAAATCATTCCCTATCTTGGAAAACAAAAAATGGATGAAATCACCGCCATGGATATTCGTGAATGGCAAAAGGCGGTGAAGAAAGCGGGCGAAGGCACCGGCCTTCCGTATGCCGAAACATATCTGTTGGCCATTCATTCCCAACTAAACGCGCTTTTCAGCTATGCACAAAAAATGTATCAGCTTCCAAAAAATCCGTGTACCATGGCAGGGCCTATGGGTTCGTCCGTCACCGAAGAGATGCTGATTATTACCAAAGACCAATACGATATCCTGCGAAAACAATTTCGCAATGAAGCATATCTGTTAGCTTTTGATGTTTTATTCTGGTCCGGGTGCCGTGAAGGCGAAATGTTGGCGCTCCAGCCGAAAGACTTGACCGACACCGATGAACTAAAAATTTATAAAACGTATCGCAGGAAAAACGGCCAAGACCTTTTCGGCCCCACCAAGAACAGTAAAAAAGGCGGAAACCGCAATGTTCCTATTCCGCACTGGCTGGCCGAAGAGTTCCGCGCCTACTGCTCCCGGCTCTATGGGCTGACCCCGGACGACCGCGTGTTCTACATGACGTGCACAGCGCTCAACAAGGAGCTGACCCGCTGCACCAGAATCACCTCCTTGCCGGATATTCGCGTACATGATCTGCGACACAGCCACGCTTCCCTTTGCATCGAACTTGGATACTCTGCCCTGCTTGTTGCCAAACGTTTGGGCGACACCGTTCCAGTAGTTATGAAAACATACGCCCACCTGTACCCAAACAAGCAAGCCGAACTTGTCTCCAAGCTGGAGGATCTTGCCGCCCCTGAAAATGAGGATTCCGGTTACTTGGGAAGCTTATAGTATCACCCTACTGTCAGACAGCAGCGCCCTATTTCCGATAATGTCACGGTCGTTTCTTAATGTCAATAATGTCAAAAAGGCCCCTGAAAATTTCGATTTCTCGTCACTTTCAGGGGCCTTTCAAATTATTCTCAAATGTTAAACCGCGAAGGCTCGTTGAATTATAATTCAGACCGTTTTTTCGTGGCTTAATGTCAAACTAATGTCACGGCGCATTTTTTCTTCCGATTATACTCGTAGCATCGTTAAAAGTTTGCGTCATTCCATTATTCGAGCTCGATCGTAGCCGGCGGCTTACCGGTGCAGTCATAGAACACGCGGTTCACGTGCTTGACCTCATTGACGATACGGCTGGTGACTGTGCCCAGCACATCCCAAGGCATATTGTAGCTCTCGGCGGTCATGAAGTCGGTGGTGGTGACGGCGCGCAGGGCCACGGCGTAGTCGTAGGTGCGCTCGTCGCCCATGACGCCGACGCTGTGCATATTGGTCAGTGCGGCGTAGTACTGGCTGATCTCCTTATCGAGACCCGCCTTGGCGATCTCCTCGCGCC